TGTGATCGCCGGGATATAATCACTTACGCCGCTTTCATCTTCTCGCCAGCACGCTAAAACCATATCTGTTATACGGATTCCTCGCGGCGTTGTCCTCATATCTCCAATTTTGCACACATACCCGGTCATAATTACGCCGTTTGTATCTCCTGTGTACTCTTCGTCTGTGATCTCCTGGGCGCGTACTGAAATATGTAGCTTGCTATGTTCTTTCCCTTCTAAGTTGCGTGTTCTTATTCTTCCAGTAACCTTAAGTTTGATTTGTAAAATATCTTTGTTTTTGTCGATCGCTACCAGGCTTTCAAAAGCTGGCGTACCTTCTTCTACAATTACCTGGGTAATATCCTTAATTCCACTTACCCTTTCTGTTGCAATGCTAAAGCCGTAGTACGCTGTTCCTTGCTTATCTACGCTTACCTGGTGCGGATACTCTAACGGTTCTCCGTACAGTGTTATATAGTTATTCATCGGTTTTATTCTCCTTCTCGTCGTTCTTTGCTTCCCAGTACCTACCTTCACTTTCGTAGTAAAGTTTATACATTCCTGGCGACCACTCGCCCGTTACAATCGCGCTATCCATACTCACGCACAACCCCATATACTCGGTTGTTTCATACGGATAAGTGCCGGAAATATGTATGCAGCCTTGATACTCTCGCGTTACGCCTGTATCGTCTGTTACCGTAATTGTTCCCCAGGTGTCTTGTTCTGTCTGTATCTTCCCGGTTTCCGGCGCTACCGCTGTTACTTCCGGCTGGTTCTCTTTTGCAACAATCGCGGCAAGTAACGCAATACAAACTACTGCGATCATTCCCGCGATTCTCTTACTACATTTAGTGCTTGCTCCGATGATTCCTAACAACATCAATACAACCATTATGTATAAAAATATTTTCAGTCCTAACACTCGTTGTTGTACCTTCCCCACTTACTTCTAAATTCAGCCAGGCGCTTTTTAAATTCGTCCTGGTCTTTCTTCTTCTGTACTACTTCCGGGTCGTCCTGGCTTTTTGGTTCTGTTCGGTGTCTTAAGTCTTTTCGTTCTGCCGCTGTAAGTACCAGCGTTGTACCGT